ACCTGACCGACGTCGATGCATGGTTCATTAAGACCGATGCACCGAATGGTCTGAAGCACTTCCAGCGTGCAGCTATGAAGACCGGTATGGAAGGCGATTTCGAAACTGGTAACGTCCGTTACAAGGCGCGCGAACGTTATTCGTTCGGATGGAGTGACTGGCGTGCGATCTACGGTTCAGAAGGCGCATAAGCCAGTAAAATCAAGTACTTACGCTTGATGGAAGCCCCTCTTCGGAGGGGCTTTTTTATTGCTTGCGGAACGACGTTACTTAGCCTATAGTATACCCTCTTAGGGTATATAGCTTAGGGAGGCTAAACGTGAAGAATGTAATTTATCGAATCCGCAATATTACAAACGACAAGTTTTATATTGGAAGCGCGACGGACTCTAGAAAACGTTTTTGGGAACATCGAAAGATGCTTAGGAATGGATCGCATCATTCAGTATTACTGCAGAGAGCATGGAACAAATACGGAGAAGATTTCTTTAAATTTGAGATAGTTCGACAATTAAAGGACCGTACTCTTCTTCAGCCAGAAGAGCAAAAACTTTTGGACGAACACTTTGGAAAAAATTACTGCTACAATGCCTCTCCAAATGCGGACACGCCTTCTCGCAATCCAACCCCAGAACACCGTAAACGTCTCTCCGAAGCAACAAAGGAGCAGTGGAAGCACTCTGATCCACGCACCGGAAAGAAGCATTCTTCAGAAACACGGGCCTTGATCTCTCAAAACCTGAAAAAGGCGCACAAGGAAGGTCGAGGAATCTATAAAGGATACGCACAATCTGAAGAGCATAAAAATAAGATTTCAAAGGCTCTTAAAGGAAACCAATGCGCCAAAGGGTATAAGCGCACCGATGCTGAGCGAGAGGCCATACGTCAGCGGACATTAGGTAATCAAAATTGGCTGGGTAAGCACCACACCGAGGAATCCAAGGCCAAGATGAGCAAGCGGGTGATCGAATTGACTACGAACACTGAGTTTCCTAGCTTAACCGCTGTACTTGAGCATTATGGGTTTAAAATGCCAACATTGCGTCGTGCGCTAAAGTCTGGAAAACCTATCTCCAAGGGCGAGCATAAAGGTCTTCATTTTCAGTACTTGACAAACTGATTTTGTCGGTCTATACTCCCGTCAAGTTCTGGGGTTTTTAGCTATACCGACCGACCCAGCGGACTTTGCAGAGACGGTATGGCGAGTGCTGCAACACGGAGATATTCTGATGAGCACGACTACTTTTTCTGGCCCTGTTGTTTCTACCAACGGCTTTACTGGCGACGTAACTGGCGACGTAACCGGCACTATTACCCTCACTTCTACTGTTACAGCATCACTTCCAGCAGCTGCTTCTAGCACTGGTCAGATGTACATCATCACTGACAATGGCGCAGGCGATGACGAATTTGCATTAGTTGTTAGCGACGGTTCTGCTTGGGTAAAAGTTACTACCACAGCATTAAGCTAATAGGAGACCATCATGGGTATGCGTTCTGACGGTAAGTCAACTACGCTGACCGCAGATGGTGCAGTTTTTGGTGGTCCTGCTCGTATTGCATCTATCTACTATGTAGCTAGTGGTACTGCGGGTAGCATCGTCATTAAAGACGGCGGAGCTTCTGGTTCTTCTGTTTTAACTATTGCAACTCCTGCATCAGCAACCGCTACGCAGTTTATCGACTTCGGGGATAATCCGATTCGTTGTGAAACAAGTGCGTATTGTGATTTAACAGATGTTACTTCGGTAACGGTGGTGTACTTCTAATGGCTACCTCCGGCACTCAGACATTTAAGCTCGATGCTTCAGATTTAATTGAAGAAGCATACGAACGGTGCGGACTTGAAGTTCGTACAGGTTACGATGCGCGTACTGCTCGTCGTAGCTTAAACATTCTGATGGCCGATTGGTCGAATCGTGGGATTAACCTTTGGACTGTAAAGGAAGCTACGCAGACTCTTACCGCAGGGACTGCAAGTTATTCCTTGGATGCATACACGGTAGATGTACTGGATGCGGTGGTTCGTCGGAATGGTGTGGACTACAACATGGAGCGCATTGGGCGTTCTGAGTATCAAAACCTTCCGAAGAAAACGACTACCGGTCGCCCTACTCAGTATTGGGTAGATCGTCAGTCAACTCCGGTCATTTACTTGTATCCTACTCCTGAAAATTCCACGGATCAGCTCCGGTTTTACCGCACTGAACGTATTGAAGATGTTACGGCGCTAACCAACGATACGGACATTCCTTCTCGTTTTATCGCTCCGCTAGTTTCGGGTCTTTCGTATCAAATTGCGATTAAGAAAGCTCCAGAACGTGCTGAAGCGTTAAAGATGATTTACGAAGAAGAGATGGCTCGTGCGGAAATGGAAGACCGTGAGCGGGTTAGTTTACGACTCGTCCCGAGCAGAGGATTACGCTAGTGGCTTATGCTGCAGGTAAATATGCAAAGGCGATGTGTGACATCTGTGGGTTTGAGGTCAAATATACCGACCTTCAACCTCAGTGGGATGGGTTTCGTGCGTGTCCAGAATGTTGGACTCCTCGACATCCTCAAGATTTTCCTAAAATCGTTATTACTGATGCGGAAGCCCTTAGACATCCGCGTCCTGACAATGATGTAGAGGCGGGAAATGGGGCGATCTATATCTATGCCGCAAACGATGCAACGCCAGTTGGATCAACTTTTGCGGGAGTTAAAGCAGAAGGGTCTGTTGGCTCCGTTACAGTGAGTATTACCTGATGGCTGGTTATACATACACAACGCTAGTACAAGCGATAAAAGATTTTACCGACAACACCGAAACGGTGTTCGTAAGTCAAATTGACAATTTAATTAAGAATGCAGAAGAGCGCATTCTTAAAATGATCGCTCCTCTTCAGATTTTTCGTAAAAATGCTACAGCTTCGATGACGTTGGGAACGAAGTATTTTCCAAAACCGAGCGATTGGCTGGCGACCTATACTTTGTCTATTTTGGTTTCAGGAGAACATAAATTCCTCCTGAGCAAGGACGTGAACTTTATACAGGAATACTCTCCAGACCCAACGGTTACTGGAGAGCCGAAGTATTACGCTGATTTTGACATTGATAATTTCATTATCTCACCGACACCAAACGCGGCGTATTCTTCTGAACTACATTATTTCTATCGGCCTACTTCTATAGTTGATGTGGTTGGTGGAGAAACATGGATTGGCACTAATGCTGGTCCTGCGCTTTTGTACGGATCTCTTGTTGAGGCGTTTTCCTTTATTAAAGGGGAGCCTGACATGATTCAGTTATACGAGCAAAAATTCATGCAGGCCGCTGAACGGCTTAGTATGTTTGCTGTTCAAGCCGAAGGTTTGGACACTTACCGCAAATCTGTGGCCTAACTATAGGAGACTAAAAGATGGCTATTTCACAAGCACTTTGCACTAGCTTTAAGAGCGACCTGCTCGGTGGCGTTCACGATTTAGATACGCACGTATTGAAGATGGCGCTGTTCACCAGCTCCGCTACGTTGGATGCAACGACCACTGCGTATAGCACTTCGAACGAAGTAACGGGTACTGGTTACTCCGCTGGTGGTGAAACGATTGCTAACGTCTCAATTTCTACTGATGGCACTACTGCATATATCGACTGCGACGACGTTACTTGGTCTTCCGCAACGATTACTGCAAACGGTGCGCTGATCTACAACAGTTCTGCCTCTAACAAGGCGATTGCTGTATTGGCGTTCGGCGGTGACAAGACTTCGACCAACGGTGACTTTACGGTTCAGATGCCAGCTCCGGGCGGCTCTACCGCGATTATCCGTATCGCTTAATGGTGTAAGCCATGGCAACGGGTTGGGGCAGAGGTGCTTGGGGAAGTGATATATGGGGCGGAACGTCCGTCACCATTGCACAGACCGGCCTTGCTGCAACAGCCTCGTTAGGCGATGAAACGGTAACTGCGGATGCCCTGATTGTAATTTCAGGGCTGGCAGGGACCTCGACCCTCGGGTCGGAAACTGTAGTAGCGAAAGCAAATGTAGCCGCTACCGCATACGAAATGACCGCAAGTCTCGGCAACGAGACGGTTACGGCAGATGCGAATACGGCGGTTACAGGCTTGGCGGGAACCTCGGCGCTTGGTGCGTACACGCTCAAGACCACCAACGTATTCCCGGTTACAGGACTTGTTGCGACATCAGCACTTGGTTCAGAAACCGTAACCGCAGACGCGAATACCTCAGTCTCCGGTATTGAAGCGACATCTGCGGTTGGGGCTGAGACGGTTGTAGCGAAAGCGGTTGTTGTCGTTTCCGGGCTTGTAGGTACTTCTGCCCTCGGAAGCGAAACGGTTGTTGCCAAGGCCGTTGTTGAACCGAGTGGTGTAGTTGGCACGACGGCTCTTGGTGATGAAACGGTTGTTGCGAAGGCGGTTGTACCGCTTACCGGTGTAGTCGGTACTTCTGCTCTCGGCTCAGAAACCGTAACAGCAGATGCCTTGGTTGTAGTTACCGGATTCGGGGCTACGGCCTCCCTCGGCAGCGAAACAGTCGCGGCGGCTGCGGTAGTACAACCAACAGGTCTGGTACTCACAACAACCCTAGCAAATGTTTTAGTTTGGGGTAAAGTACCCGCTACAGTTCCAAGCACAACTTGGACACCGATAACCCCGGCGAATCCAGACATCTGGACGGAAATAAAGGCAGCTTAATATGGCAAGCACATACACGAACACAGGGCTAGAGCTGATCGCTACGGGCGAACAGTCTGGTACGTGGGGCACAACTACCAACGAAAACTGGGAGCTGATTGAAGAGGCCGTGGATGGGGTCATTTCGATCGCGCTGACTGCTACCACGAAAACGTTGACCACCTCGGATGGTCTTTCGTCGGAAGGTCGTCACAAAGCGATTAAGTTCACCGGTACTCCGGGCGGCACGTGTACTGTGACAATCAGCCCGAATGACATGCAGAAGCTGTACTTTATAAAGAACGCTTCAGATCAGACGGTTACTTTGACGCAGGGTTCGGGGGGCAATGTCAGCATCGTCGCCGGGGCCATTAAATATGTGTATTGCGACGGCGCGGGGGCCAGTGCGCAGGTGGTTGATTTAACCAGCGGTCTGGAGCTTTCTGGTATCGTGGATGCAAGTACGTTCAAGATTGATGGAACGGAAGTTACTGCTTCCGCCGCAGAACTTAATTATGTGGATGGCGTGACCAGTAACGTTCAAACACAGCTCGACTCGGCTAACGCGAATTCCCTGGCTTTCGCCATTGCATTAGGATAAAGACATGGCTAATACCTTCAAATCTTACCAGTCCACTTCGGTTACAACCGAAACCACGGTACTAACAGGGCCTTCTTCTACTCAAACCACGGTTATTGGGCTTTCGGTCGCAAACACCGGCGCAAGCGTGGCTTCGGTAGACGTGAAGCTAAACACTGCCTATATCGTCAAGGCCGCCCCGGTTCCGGTCGGTGGTTCGTTGGTCGTGATCGGTGGGGATCAGAAGGTGGTTGTTGAGGCTACCGATACCATCAAGGTTACTTCTGACGTAACCGTAGATGTCTGCACGAGTACTCTGGAGATCAGCTAATGGCTTACACAGGACGCACACCAGCGGCAGCACCTTTAACTTCGGGTGACATTCCTGACGGAAGCGTTACGCCTAATGATTTATCCACAGGCGCACCGAGCTGGGATGCTAATGGCGAAGTAACCACCGGAGATGGCCTCACCGTAGGCCGTGGTGCTGGCAATGTATCCACCAACACTGCGGTGGGTGCGAGTGCTTTGGCGGCTAATCAAGCAGATGGGACTGGTAATACTGCGGTTGGGTATCTGGTTTTAGATGCGAATACCTCTGGCGATGCAAACACTGCTATGGGGCAAGCCGCACTTACTTCAAGCACCACAGCGAGTGCTAACACAGCAATTGGTTACGCTTCTTTAAGTGAAACCACTACTGGCGGCAATAATACAGCACTTGGATCACAAGCCTCGCAGTTCAATACAACAGGGGCATCTAACACAGCCGTTGGCGTACAAGCACTCCAAGCCAACACCACCGCCTCCAACAACACTGCTGTGGGTTATCAGGCGGGGTATAGTAATACTACTGGAGCGTGGTTGACGGCTATTGGTTATCAAGCACTTAATGCCAACACTACTGGAGGAAGCAATACAGCAGTAGGAAGGGCTTTAGTTACAAACAGCACAGGTAGTAATAATACCGCTGTTGGTCAGAACAGTTTATACTATGCCACTACTGGAAATAGCAATACCGCTGTCGGGCTTGAGTCTTTGTTTTCCTGCACCACAGGCGTTAATAACACAGCATTTGGGAATAAAGCGGGTCAGTATATAACGACAGGTGGTTACAATATCTGTCTTGGGCCATTGGCAGGAGGCTGGACTACCAATGGTATTGTTTCAGGCAGCAATAATATCCATATTGGATACGCAACTAATCCTGCCACTACATCAACTTCTAACGAATTGGTGATTGCGGTCGGCAATAATGGAGCTACTGGCAAAGGCGCAAATACTGGTTGGTTTGATGATCTTGGCAATGGCATCTACCAGTACAACAACTCATCTTCTTGGGCTACAACTTCTGATGCAAGACTCAAGAAAAATATTGTCGATAACAACATTGGCCTTGAGAAAATTAACCAACTTAGGGTTCGCAATTTTGAATATCGCACTGAGGATGAAATTACCGAGCTTCCGCCTGAACAGCGAGTTAAAAAAGAAGGCGTGCAACTTGGCGTCATTGCACAAGAAATTGTTCAAGTATTGCCGGATTGTGTCCGTACGCTAGAAACAGGCGTTATGACCGTAGATCCTGATAACTTGACTTGGTATCTCGTCAACGCTGTTAAACAACTTTCTGCCGAAGTGGATTCACTGAAGGCACAACTCAACCCATAGAAATAGGAGATAGAAACTATGGAAACCCCAACCGTTGAAGAAATTGCTCGCCACCTCTCGGCAGCTATGGATTCGGTCAACCTGTTGAACGCAGGCCAGCCGGAAGGTATGTCAGATGAAGATTGGGCGGACACCGTTAGCCGCAATGTCGAGCATCTGAAAATCATGGTTGGTAAGGATTTCATGCAGGATCAGGATCTATCTCCCCTGAATGCTGCGATTGCTGCGAACTAAGGAATAACACATGAGTTACATCGGACAGGGTTTAGGACAAGGGCAAGCTGAACGCTTTGTTTATACTGCGTCCGGTGGTGAGACGAGTGTCACGCTGGATGACGATGGCCGTGGCATCAGCTATACCCCGAACCAGCTTGACGTCTACCTCAACGGGGTCAAGCTCAAGAACGGCA